CTACACTGTCTTTGTCGGCGCGCCAGAAGCCGGTGCTGCAGTCTTTTTGACTAGGTCAATCAGACCGGCAAAGGCATCATGGACTTCTAGCGCCAAGAAATGAACCGTCGAAGGGATCTTCGCTTGCTCAAAGGCAGCAGTGTTCGCGAGGAATGGATTCCAGTCCGAAGTGGAGAATTCGCTATTTCTTCGCACAAGAACAGGCAGAGCAATCACTGAGCGATCAGCCACCAGCTTACCTGTAACCAAAGCAACTACGAATCCGTTAAGGATCCCTTTGTCTGCATCATTTGCAGCCTCATCATGTACAGTTTGCAGGTCCTCAAGGAGCCTCATGGCGCCCGGCTGGTTCAACGTGTCGTTGAGCAGTTGGTCCTTGTGTTGGCTAACAGTACTGGGAGGATGTGCAGACTCAACAGAAGCCATGACTTCTACCACACAGAGTATATAGCCGCCAGTATCAAGAATGTACCCAAGCATGTCTATGCCGTGATGCTGAAGAGGCACTCGCTCCTTATGCAGAACTCGGAGCCAAGGGAACTTGACTGGCCTCAGGCAATTCGGAATCGCTTCCACAGCGATCACTTCCGTCAAGTCGGTAATGCAGGGGCACCTTGTAACGTTGGCGTCCTCTGGAGGCGTCGATGGCAGCCGAGCCTGGCCGTATTGATTGAGTATCTTATCTAGTCCACACTTCTGGAAACCCGTAGTGGGGAGTTTGTCATAGAAGACATCCGCAGTAATCCGCCATGCGGTGAGGCATCCTTTGACGATTGAATGCCAACACGGATCGTCAGCCTGAACGTACTTGAAGGCGCGGAAGACATGAGGAGTCAAGCTCGGGTCGTCCACGATCTGGACGAAGGGTTGCATGGCTGCCAAGAGCCCTCCTCCCAGTCGTCGAGACTCGTCCTGTGTTCCGCGCAGAATGATAAGCCTTCTGGTCATGCCGTCAACCCGTTTTGTCGAAGCCCTAATTGGCCGTAGGAGAGTCGGTTGCCTACGCAGTTCTTAGCGTGTGATCGATGCTTTGGCGTGTCTCAATAGAAGCTGGCTTCCGCATTGTCTGCCACACCGTCTCCGCCGCCGCCTGCAGCCGCTCCGGCCGCGCCTTGACGTACCGGTCGAGCGTCATCTGCATCGTGGAGTGGCGCATCAGCGTCTGGCACTCCTTGGCCGAGGCGCCGCTTTCCATGAGCAGCGTGGCGAAGGTGACGCGCAGGGCGTGGAAGTCGACCTTGCCGAGACCCGGTAGGCGTTTGGCGACGCCGGCGGCGGCGAGATCGGCGTAGATGTACCGGTGGGTGTGGACGGGCACCCAGAGCAAGGGATCGCCAGGAGCCTTCTCTTTAGCCGCCTCGGCAAGTCGCCCCACCAGGTCGGCCGGCAGCGGCTGGAAGCCGGCGCGGCGGTTCTTGGTCCAGGCCGCTTCGAGGAAGAGCCCGTTTCTTTCGACGTTCAGGTGGGCCACGGTGAGGTTGCGCAGCTCCTTGGCCCGGAGGCCCGAGGCAAGGGCGAGTTCGTAGAGCAGCCGGCGGTCAGGCGGCGATGCGGCCAGGAGCTTTGCGATCTCCTCAGTCGTCAAAGGCCGGCGGGTGTCGCGCGGTGTGGTATCAAATCGGCCGAGGCGCCGAAGCGGGTCGTTCTCCAGGTAGCCACGGTCGACGCACCAGTCGCAGAAGGCGGCCAGGGACTCGGCGTAGTTGGCGACGGTCTTGCCGGCGCGGCCGAGCTTCTGCACCTGGCGTAGCGCCTTCTCAGCACGGGGCAGGACGTCGGTGAGGTCGGCCAGGGTCTCAAGATGGAGCTGCTCGGCCCACCAGAGGAGGTGGGCGCGGCGCATCCGGGCGTGGCGTTCGCCCCAAGGGTGCCCGCTGCGGCCGCCCTGAGCCTGTCCCCAGTCGCAGTACTCGTCGGAGACCTCCTTGAACATGCGGTGGGCGTCGCTGGCCTTCGGCGGCGGGCGGAGGCCTTTGCGGATCTCGTCGTGCTTGGCCTGCTCCCGCTGGGCCAGTTTCAGCGTCTCGCTCCGGGAGGTCGTGCCGGTGCCCTTGGTCCGCTTGCCGTTCCAGGTCCGGACCTCGTAATGCCAACGCGGGTGGAGCTTGCCGTCCTTGCCCTTGGTCCGCCAAGTGTACGGCATGGGCTGCCTCCGTTCGTTGGCGAAGCGGCCATGCACATCTTCCGCTCCGCTTCAGTGACACCCTAAGCAGTGTTAGGCAAGATGGGAAGGCTGGTTCCGGGACATTCGGGCGGCGGCTCGTTCGGCCTCGCGCTCGGCGCGTTCAGCCCTTGAGTTGAGCCAGGCGAGCACCCGGCCAGCCTGCCAGCTGGAGCGGCCCGCCAGGCGGATGGCCGGCGGGATCTCGTTCCGGCTGGCCATGCGGCGTAGGGTGCGCTTGGAGCAGCCCAGGGCGGCTGCCAGGGCAGCTTCATCGAGGATCGCCGTTGGAGGCAGGTCCGCGAGCCCGGTGAGGACCCGGCCTTCAGCTGTCGGTGAGTTCGTGCGCACGGCCGTGTCCCCTACGCGCCGAACCAGTGGTCCAGGCCGAGCTTCTGGAAGTGCGCACGGATGTGGGCGACGTGGCGCTCGACGGCGTGCCAGCTGCAGCCCAGCTGCTGGGCGATCTGCTTGGTGGAGTCCCCGTTGCCGAGGCCTGTGCATATCTGCCGCTGGATCGGCGACAGGCCCTCAAGGGCGCTGCGGACCTCCACCTGCAGCTGGGTCGTCAGATCCGACTCCAGTTCAGGGCGGGGCTCGGCGTTGTCCTGCCGGGCCTGGTAGCGAGCCTCGGTGCGGCGAATGGTCTTGAGCCGGCGGTCGATGATGGTGATCAGCACGGTGGTTTCCTGGCAGCCGTTCGACTTGGCCGGGTCGAACCGGAAGCGCAGGAGTCCGAGGAACACCTGCTGGAGAACGTCTTCCATATCGTTCTCGCGGAATCCGTGGAGCGATGCGCGCCTGACAATGAGCTTCACCAGGTTGGGGTCCACTTCGCTGCCGTAGCCGTAGTTCTTCACGTCTGGTCTCCTTTTCAGTTCTCCGGACCGCCTCGGTCCTCCACTTCATTATTCGCCGGAGACCAGTGCCAAAGATGTAGGGTAACGCGTGCGCGCGGACACTTACGTGCGCCGCCCGTAAGCGTCGCGTGCGTATGAAATGGCCCGGCAAGCTTCGGGCCTCTGCGGGGAAGAATGGGGTGAACGCGGTGAGGGCCGCGAGGAGAGTCGAAGCCCCAGTGCAGAAAGGCCCCGCAATGAGCCCCGAACTGGACAAGGGAGTCCTGAAGCAGATTGAGCAGAAAGCCCGGAAGGTAGCGGAGCGGTCCGACCTTAACGCCTTAGAACATGAAGACTTGCGGCAGGATATGGCCGTGGAGGTTCTCGAAAGCCTGCGCCGTTACGACCCGGCCAAGGGACGGCTGCACGCGTTCGTTGCCAAGGTCCTCCGGCAGAAGGCCTATCGGTTCCTGCGCCACAGGTACGGTAACAAGGCGATCTTCCAGAACAGGATGCTATCGCTCGACGCGCATGCCCCGGACACGGTCAGCGTGCGGCCCATGGTCGCCAACCTGGCCAGGCCAAGCGCCGACGACGAGATGAGCGAAACCGACCGGGTGCTCTTGGCCTGCGACCTGGAGGAGGCCATCAAGGCGCTGCCGCCGGAGCAGGCCGTAGTTTGCCAGAAGCTGATGGAAGGCCTGAACCAGGATCAGACAGCTGCGGTCCTGGGCATATCGATCTCGACTCTGCGGACCCGAATCCTGCACATCCGCCAGGTCTTCGAAGCCCGCGGCCTGGAAACCTACCTAATCGACAACGCATGAACCTCAACCCGCTTGATCGGCGAAAAGCTGAAGAAAGGAAGATGCCCATGATAGCGACGTGCGATCCCCTGGAACTCCTGACCAAGGAACCCTTCGAGGCCTACCAGGAAAAGGCCAAGGAGCACCTGACCAGCCACGCGCTGGCCGACTTCCGGAAGAGCCCGCTGCTCTACTGGAAGAAGAAGACTGGCCTGATTCCCGACGAGGACCGGCCGGCCTTCCTGGTGGGCCGGGCGACCCACAAGCTGATCCTCGAGGGCCAGGCCAAGTTCGCCGAGGAGTTCGCGGTCGGCGGGCCCATCAACGAGAAGACCGGCAAGCCTTACGGCGCCGGCACCCAGGCATGGGCGAAGTGGGCCGAGGTCCAGGGCAAGCCTGTCTTGACCACGGAGCAGTATGAGCTGATCGGCAAGATGGCCGATGGCGTCAAGGCCCACCGGGTCGCCTGCGAGCTGCTCATGGAGGGCGTACCCGAGGGGGTGGTTCGGGGCGAGTACTGCGGCCTCAAGGCCCAGTCGCGGCTCGACTGGCTCAACATCACCCGCGGCATCATCGACCTCAAGACCGCCGACAACCTCGACTACTTCACGGCCGACGCCAAGCGCTACGGATACCTGCACCAGCTGGCCTTCTACGCCGCGATGTTCCACGTGACCACCGGCGAGAAGCTCCCGGCCTGGTTCATCGCCATCGAAAAGCAGGAGCCCTTCCGCTGTGGCGTATGGCGCATCGACGACCAGGCTGTCGCCTACGCCCGCAAGGAAAACGAGGCGGCCATCGAGCGCCTGAAGCGCTGCGCGGCCGCGGACGCTTGGCCCACCGGGTACGAGTCCCCCCTCGTCTTCGACACGATCTGATTGAGAAAGGAGAGGAGTCACATGGGAGTGTTGCAGCAGATCCAGACAGGGAAGCAGTCGCTGCCGCCACGGCTGCTGGTCTACGGGACGGAGGGCGTGGGCAAGTCGACGCTGGCGGCGGGTGCGCCCAAGCCCATCTTCATCCAGACGGAGGACGGGCTCTCGGAGATTGCCTGCAGCCGGTTCCCGCTGGCCAAGTCGGTCGATGAGGTCCTGGCGGCGCTGGCCGGGCTCGTGACCGAGGAGCACGGCTTCAACACCGTGGTCATCGACTCGCTCGACTGGCTGGAACGGCTGATCTGGGACGCGGTCTGCCGCGAGTACGGTGTCGAGTCCATCGAGAAGGCCGACGGTGGCTACCAGCGCGGCTACGTCCACGCGCTCTCCTACTGGCGCCGGGTGATCGACGGGCTGGATCTTCTCCGCAGCCGCGGAATGATCAGCATCCTGATCGCCCACGCCAAGGTGGAGAAGTTCGAGGACCCGGAGGCGGCCCCCTACGACCGCTACAGCCCGCGGCTACACAAGCACGCCGGGGCGCTCATCACCGAGTGGTCCGACGCGGTGCTCTTCGCGACCCGCAAGATCCGCACGGAAAGCCAGGACACCGGCTTCGGCCGCACCCGGACCATCGCGGTAGGTCTGGGCAAGGACGGCGGGGACCGCGTCCTGCGCACGGTGGGTGGTCCGTCGTGCGTCGCCAAGAACCGTTACAGCTTGCCCGCGGAGCTTCCGCTGTCCTGGCCGGCCCTGTTGGCCGGCCTGATGGGCCAGGCTGTCGAGCAGAAGGGAGCAGTCGCCAATGGCTAACCTGAACTTCAACGCCAACAACGTCGAGCCCATGGTCGAGTTCGAGCCGGTGCCGGCCGACCGGTACTTGGCCGTGATCATCGCCTCGGAGATGAAACCCACCAAGAAGGGGCGCGGCCGGTTCCTCGAGCTGGTCCTCGAGATCATCGAGGGAAAGTACAAGGGCCGGAAGCTCTGGGCTCGGCTCAACCTCGAGAACGAGAACGCGCTCACCGTCCAGATCGCCAGGGGTGAGCTGTCGGCCATCTGCCGCGCGGTCGGGGTCATGCAGCCGCAGGACTCGGTCGAGCTCCACAACATCCCGCTGGTCGTCACCGTGAAGCTGAAGAAGCGCCAGGACAGCGGGGAGATGACCAACGAGGTCAAGGGCTACGCCAAGCGCGAGGCGGCCATCGACCGGCCGGCTCAGGCGGCCGGTTCCGTTCCGCCCTGGGGCAGGAACTGAGCCGTGCGGGTCGAGGTCTGGACGCTCCCGAACTGTCCCCGTTGCGAGAAGGCGAAGGCCGGGCTTGCATCAGCCGGCCTCGCCTTCGAGGAACGGAGTCTCGATGCGCTGCGCCGCGGGGACATCCGGGACGTGGAGGCGCTGGCAGCGCTGGCCATGGCCGACTACCAGGCGCCGATTGTGCGCATGGACGGCCGGTTCGTAGAGCGCCATGAACTGCTGACGCTCATGGCCGGCTGCGGCAGCCAGTGCCAGGTCGAAGGGGTGGGCGGTCGCGCCTGACCGCCTACCCCTCTTCGTCGAGGGACATCATGAACATCATCGGCATCGATCCGGGGCTCGATGGCGGCCTGGCCGCCATCGGCCCCGAGGGCCTGGATCTGACGGTCATGCCAACCGCGGCCGTCGGCAAGCACCGGCAGCTGGACGAACAGGCCATTGTGAGCTGGCTGCTCGCGCACCGGCCGGCACACGTTTTCATCGAGCATGTCGGCGCCCGGCCTGGCCAGGGCGTCGTGTCCATGTTCACCTTCGGCACTGGCTGGGGCTTGGTCCGCGGGATCTGCGCGGGCCTGGCGCTGCCCTATGAGCTGGTCCGGCCGCAGGAGTGGCAGGGGACGCTGCTTGCCGGCCAACCCAAGGGCTCGGAGTACTTGGTCGCCAGCCGCCTGTGGCCCAGCGCCGACTGGCGGGCCTCAGAACGTGCCGCGAAGGCCCATGGCGGGCTGGTCGATGCTGCCTTGATCGCCGAGTTCGGCCGGAGGCGCCTGGGGTGATCACGACCAACGAAACCGAACTGCGTAAGTGCAACCTCTGCGGCGGCGAGTGGCCGCTTAGCGAATACCACAAGGATCGCACGTTGCGCGGGGGACATCGCTACACGTGCAAACGGTGCGCCAAGGAGGCCACGCGCCGCTCGTATCACTCCAAGAACGCAGATACGAATGGGCTCTATGGCGTCTTCGCGTCCATGAAGAAGCGCTGCTACAACAGGAATCACATCAGCTACAGTCGGTATGGTGGGCGCGGGATAACGATCTGCGACGGCTGGCTTCAGGCTCCGGAATCGTTCTTCTCATGGGCTCTAGCCAATGGGTACAGGCGGGGCTTGCAGATAGATCGCATCGACAACGACAGAGGCTACGCTCCGGAGAACTGCCGATTCGCCTCCCCATCGACCAACATCCGCAATCGCTCCTGTACCAAGCTAACAGCGGATGACGTACTCCAGATCCGACGATTGCTTGCGTCTGGCTTTCCGCAGCGCACGATAGCGCGCATCTTTGGTACGCACTGTTCGACGATCTGCAACATCAACCGTGGCACAGTATGGAGAGATGCCCCGTGATCTTGCGCGCATACCAACGCGATGCGGTCGAGGCCGTCTACCGCCATTTGCGGGAGCGCAACGACAACCCCTGCGTCGTCTTGCCAACAGCGTCCGGAAAAACCCCGGTCATGGCCACGATCTGCAAGGACGCGGTCGGCCAGTGGGGCGGCCGCGTCCTCGTCCTGGCCCACGTCAAAGAGCTGCTCGAACAGGCCGTGGACAAGCTGCGGCTGATGGCGCCGGAGCTGATGCTGCAGGTGGGCGTCTACTCGGCCGGCCTCAAGAAACGCGACACCGACCACCCGATCATCGTCGCCGGCATCCAGAGCGTTTACCGCAAGGCCTGCGACCTGGGTCCGTTCCAAATCGTTCTGGTCGACGAGGCTCATTCCATCGCGCCGGAAGGCGACGGCATGTACCGGCAGTTCTTGGCGGACGCCAAGGTGGTGAACCCAAATGTCCGCGTCATCGGCCTGACGGCCACGCCGTTCCGGATGAAGTCGGGGCTGATCTGCGGGCCGGCTGAGGACGGCTACTACCTGCACCACATCTGCTACGAGGCCGGCGTTCGCGAGCTGATCGTGCAGGGATACCTGTGCCCCCTCGTCACCAAGGCCAGCCGGGTCAAGGCCGACACTTCGGCGCTCCACATTCGCGCCGGCGAGTTCGTCGCCGGCGAGACCGAGGCGCTGATGGACACGGCAGAGCTCGTCGAGTCCGCCTGCAAGGAGATCGTCAACTACACCCAGACGCGCCACTCGGTGTTGATCTTCGCCTCGGGCGTGAAGCACGCCGAGCACCTGGCCTCCGTGTTGCGCGGCGAGTACCAGGCCCAGGTCGAGACGGTCTTCGGCGAGACGCTGCCCAGCATGCGCGACCAGGTGCTCACGGACTTCAAGGCTGGCCGGCTCAAGTACCTGGTCAACGTCAACGTCCTGACCACCGGCTTCGACGCCCCGAACATCGACTGCGTGGCGCTGGTGCGGCCGACCATGTCGCCGGGGCTCTATTATCAGATGGTCGGGAGGGGCTTCCGGCTACACCCAGGCAAGGCCGACTGCCTGGTGCTGGACTTCGGCGGCAACGCCCTGCGCCACGGGCCGGTCGATGCCATCCAGGTCAAGGCGACAGGCCAGGGCGGCGGCGAGGCGCCGAGCAAAGAGTGTCCTAACTGCCAGGCGGTGATCGCCGCGGGCTACGCGCGGTGCCCGCAGTGCGGATACCAGTTCCCTGAGCGCGAGCGGGCCAAGCACGAGGCCGAGGCCTCGACGGCCAGCGTCCTCTCGGGCGAGGTTTCCATCGCCGACTACTTGGTCCAGGAGGTCTACTATTCGGTCCATACCAAACGAAACGCAGCTCCGGGAACGCCGCCCACCATGCGAGTCGACTACCAGGTCAGCCTGGATAAGTACGTGAGCGAATGGGTCTGCCTGGAGCACACCGGCTTCGCGCGCTACCGCGCCGAGGAGTGGTGGAAGCGCCGCTCCAAGGTGCCTGTTCCGACCTCGGTCTATGAGGCCGTCAACCTGGCCGAGGCCGGGGCGCTCGCGCCCACCAAGGCCATCCAGGTCCGCAGCGTCTCGGGCGAGAAGTACGAGCGCATCGTCGCCTACGAGTTGGGCGAGGTGCCGGACTACCGCGAGCCGGGGTGGGATGCTACCGAGCCGGCCGGCACGTCGGCCGCGGTCGACTCTGACGAGATTCCATTCTGAGGGCACCGATGAACACCCACCTGGACCACGCCCTCGGCTACGCCAAGCTCGGCTTCCGGATCGTGCCGTTGCACCACATCAACGGCAAGGGCAAGTGCACCTGTCTGCGGCCGACATGCGAGGCGCCGGGCAAGCATCCGCGGATCAAAGACTGGCCGAAGCAGGCGACCACCGACGAGGCCACGATCCGATCCTGGTTCGCTCGCTGGCCCGATGCCAATATCGGCATGGCCATGGGCCGAGGCCTGATCGACATCGAGAGCGAGTGCGGATGCGAAGAGCACCTGGCGTTGCTCGAGGCCAAGCTCGGGCCGCTGCCCGACACCGTCAGCTGGAAGAGCGGCGGCGATGGCCAACATCGGGTCTTCGCGACGAGTGTGCCCATCGGCAACCTGACCAACGTCGGCCAGGAAATCCTGGGCATCCCGAAGACCGGCGTCGACGTCCGCGGCGAAGGCGGCCAAGCGGTCATGCCGCCGTCGACCCACATATCGGGCGGCACGTACCGGTGGACGAATCTCACGCCGGACGCGACCGAGGTCGCCCCGTTGCCTGACGCCTGGGCCCAGTACCTGGCCGAGGCATCGAAGCCGGCCGCTGCGCCGCTTCCCGCCGCCACGGCGCCGGCAGAAGACCTCCCGGCACTGGAGAACCGCGCCGGGGCGTACCTGGACGCAATGGCGCCAGCGATCAGCGGCCAGGGCGGCCACAACGCGACCTATGCCGCGGCCACGGCCATGGTGCATGGCTTCGGCCTACCGCCGGACCGGGCGCTGGTACTGCTCATCGAGCGCTTCAACCCCCGCTGCGAGCCGCCCTGGAGCGAGGAGGAGCTGCGCCACAAGGTCGAGGACGCGGCGACCAAGCCACACACCCATCCGCCAGGCTGGTTGCGCGACCAGGCAACCCACTCCGAAGAGGGCGTGGACCTGTCGGGCATCCTGGGCACCGTTCCGGCAGAGCCGTCCGCTCCCGCCGAGCCTTCCGGCCCGCCTGATCCAGGGCCGTTGCCCGAGCGCCTGCTCTATGCGCCGGGGCTGATCGACCGGGTCATGGGCCTGACGCTGATCACGGCGCCGTACCCGGACCGGGTATTGGCCTTCTGCGGCGCCGTGGCGCTGCAGGCCGCGCTCTGCGCCCGCAAGGTGCGCGACCAGAGCGGGGCGCGGACTAGCCTCTACCTCCTGGGCCTGGCCAACTCCGGCACCGGCAAGGACCACCCGCGGAAGATCAACCAGCGGATCATGATGGAGGCGGGCTTGGCGAGCCAGCTGGCCGACAGCTTCGCCTCGGGCGAGGGCATCGAGGACCGCGTTGCGGCCTCCAAGGCCGTGCTCTTCCAGACCGACGAGATTGACGCCGTGCTGCAATCGATCTCCCGGAGCCGTGACGGGCGCGCCGAGCGCATCATGGAGATCCTGCTCAAGCTCTACTCGGCCGCCGGCAGCCTCTACCACATGCGGGTGAAGGCTGGCCAGGAGCCTGGCGTCATCGACCAGCCCGGCACAGTGCTCTTCGGCACAGCCATCCCCAAGCACTACTACGAGTCGCACTGCGACAAGATGCTGACCAACGGCTTCTTCGCCCGCATGCTGGTCTTCGAGGCCGGCCTGCGTGGGGTGGGCCAGGAGCCGCGCGAGCTGCCTGTGCCGCCAGAGATCCTGGAACAGGCCAACTACTGGGCTGCGCTTCGTCCTGGCCACGGCAACCTCGACAATGAGCATCCGTCGCCTATCGAGATCCCATACGGGCCCGGGGTCATGGAACTCTACGCCGAACTGCGCGCCAAGGAGAACGACGCCTACGGCGCCGCACAAGCGGCCAACGATGCCATCGCCATGGCCATTTGGGCTCGTGCCGGCGAGAAGGCCCGGCGTTTGGCGCTGGTTCGCGCCTGCAGCGAGAGCTACCAAGCTCCGGTCATCACTCGTGCGGCGGTAGAGTGGGCATGGGCCATCGTCGAGCACCAGACCCGCCAGATGCTATTCCAGGCCGGCTGCTATGTGGCCAAGAACGAGTTCGACTCCATGTGCAAGGATCTGCTGCGCGTCCTGCGCGAGTGGAAGGCGACGAACGGCGATGAACCGATGCCGGAATGGCAGGTCAACCGCCGGCTGGGCTGGAGGCCGAGGGACCACGAGGAGGTGCGCACGGCGCTCGAAGACCAGCGCCGGATCAAGTACGAGATCGTGCCCACGCGGACCCAGCCCAAGCGCCAATATAGGGTGCTCGCATGAACGTGCGGAATTCGTATTTTGCGGCCGCAGCATTTGCCCGATCTGTCGTGGCGATGAAATTCTGCCGGCAATACTCGGAATGTTTCAGTGGGTTCGGCGCAAGATTCGGATGGGCTAAGTCCTTCATACTCTCCTATATAGAGAGAAGAGAGAGAATTTTACATATATATACACCCCCACATGCGCACGCGTACACGCGCGAGGGTGCGCGAGACACCCCTGCAAAATTGCAAGATTCGATTTCCAGCCTCACCACCCCTACCGGAAGGAGGATTCCATGAACCGCACCTACTGCTTCGACTGCAAGCACTTCTGCCCCGACCGCACCGGCGCCTCTTCAGAGACCCTCACCGAGAAGGACTGGGACGAAGTGATGCGCGGCGAGTGCCGGCGCTACCCGCCCCACGTCGGCAAGTACCTCGGGGAAGATGTCCTGGCCAACGGCTATGACTATGGCCAGTGGCCGCTGGTGCTGGCCTCCGACTGGTGCAGCGCGTTCCAGCCGTGCGAGCGCGCTCTGGCAGCCGATGCCAAGCGCACGGCTGCGGCACTCCCTCGTGCCTACCGTTCAAGCCCGAAGCTACGCCACGGCAAGGCCGAGTTCGTACCCGGCAACAACACCATCCGCCTCCACATCTATTCCGGTGGCAAGTTCAGAGAGGTCGATCTGAATGAGTTCGAAGATCCACGCTCAGCCCTCGAGTGGATTCTGCATCTGCATGGAAGCGCATGGATTGATAGCCAGACGCTCTGGGACTTCCTCAACTGCCTCAATGACGCGTGCTGGATCATGCACGGTGAGAACGCCACCGGAGTCCTCGTGCATGACTATCGCAGATCCGTTGCGCAAAGGCCGAGCGCTGCTCCCGCTGCCGTACCGAAAGGACCGCGGACGTGAGCGCGCGAGCCAGCGTACCTGTACAGAATCGCATCTGTACAAACCGCAGCCTGTGCCATTTTGGCGTAGGTACTCCGGCCGCGAGCGGCCAATCGACGCCGGCCGGAACCGTCGCACTTCAGGGCAGAGTTTGTTGGCCGGAGCCCGCTTTTCCCGGCCCCTGGGCCGCGATCTCGGCCGGCCTGGCGATCCAGGCCGGATCGGCGAGCAGGCGCGGCACGTGGGCCAACGGGGCGCGACGGGCGGCCTAACGTGGGTACTCGGAACGAAGGAGGCAAGGACATGGCTGGTGCGGCAGAACGGATTCAGGCGAAGTGCCAGGAGATATCCGAGATGCTCGTGGCCAAAAACCGGGCTTACGGCAACTCGGCGCTGGAGCCCGTGCGCATCTTCGGCCAGGGCGATGCGGAGGCGCTTATCCGGGTGAGGCTCGACGACAAGTTGAGCCGCATCCGGAACAACCCATCTGCGTTTGGCGAGGACCCCATTCTGGACTTGGTCGGCTACCTGGTCCTGTTGCTCATCGCCCGCGAGGACAAGGCGACGAAGGGAGGCGTGTCGTGAAGATCGAGATGCGGCGTCTGTCAGAGATCAGGCCCTACGAGAAGAACCCGCGGGTGAACGATGGCGCGGTGGACGCCGTGGCCAACTCCATCCGCGAGTACGGCTTCCGCCAGCCCATCGTGGTCGACGCCGAGGGTGTCATCATCGTCGGGCACACCCGTTGGAAGGCAGCGCAGAAGCTGGGGCTGGCGGAAGTGCCGGTCCATGTGGCCCTGGACCTGCCGCCGGAGAAGGTGAAGGCCTACCGCCTGGCCGACAACAAGCTCGCCGAGCTGGCCGAGTGGGACATGGACCTCCTGCCCATTGAGCTATCCGAGCTGCGGGGCATGGATATCGACCTGGAGCTGCTGGGGTTCTCAGCGGAGGACCTGGAGAAGATGCTCGGGGCGGGCATCCATGGCAACGAAGGCCTGACCGACCCGGACGCGGTGCCGGACCCGCCGGACGCGGCGGTGACGCAGCCGGGCGACCTGTGGGTGCTGGGCGACCACCGGCTGCTCTGCGGCGATAGCTCGAAGGCCGAGGACGTGGACCGGCTCCTGGGTGGGGCCCGCGTCCACCTGGTCAATACCGACCCGCCGTACAACGTCATGGTCGAGCCGCGCAGCAACAACGCCATCGCCGCCGGGTTGAGTTCCTTCGCCGGCTACGGCAACACCGACCCCGGCCGGGACGTCCACCGGAACCCC